TGCAACAACACAGTCTTCAACATTATTTGTAGGAGACTCAGTAAGTACTCCGACTACATTTAGAGAGATAACATTTTCAAAGAATGGAACTGGAGAGTTTAGAATCAAAGTAACTTATACCCCTGCAACCGTACCTACAGATAGAAACAAACTAGCGCTGCAGTTTGGAGATAGTGTAGCTAGGGTCTATAGTTTTACATTAGGAAGTCAAACTATAGGAGGAGTACTTCAAGAGTATAAAGAGTTTTTATTTAGAACATATACTCCAGCAGGAGTATTAGCAGATGGACAGTTGGTTGGAAACGATGGAGCTATGACAAGCGTTACGCTTTATGCTTAACTGAATTTTATTTAATATAAATTTTTAATTTAATATAATGGATATAAGAAAAATATCTGTCGGTCCAGATTATAAGTCTGGAGCTATGCATTACCTGGTAGGTCATAACGTGTTGAATGGAGCATACAAGATTCATTTAATAAAGTACGACTCTGTATTACACTCCTACAAGATTTACATAGAAGAAGAAGATGTTGTTGTTCTTTGGAAAGAGTTTAGCTCTGCTATGCCTGTGTCCATTGAATACAATATAAACTTTTGAAATCACCAACAGACTTTATAGTAACCCCCAGAGAAAACAAAAGATACTCCAATACTAAAAACATTGGAGGCATTGACTTTTTAGTCAGCTCTTCAGAGGAGGACGTAAGATATTCAAATAGATATGCTGAAGTAAAAGCATTACCTATAAATTACTCTGGTCCTATAAAAGAAGGAGACACCCTCCTTGTTCATCACAATGTTTTTAAATTCTACAATGACATCAGAGGTCAAAGAAAAAGTGGTAAAAGTTTTTTAAAAGACAACCTGTTCTTGGTAGACCACGAGCAATACTTTGCGTACAAGCAGGATGATGTATGGCATGCACATGATAGGTACTGCTACATAAAGCCAGTAAAAACAAAAGAGTCTATTATATTTAAGAACACAAAAGAAGAACCATTGGTTGGTTTAGTAGAGATTCCAAACGAAAAACTAATTAGCCAAGGAGTTAAGAAGGGAGATTTAATTTCTTTTAAGCCTGACAGTGAGTATGAGTTTGAGGTTGATGGAGAAAAACTTTATCGTATGTTCGACCATCAAATAACAATGATACTATGAAATCAAACACAGAAATAAAACTAGATATTATATCTGCTGCCAGAAGCGCGGTGGAGCAATTAATAAAAGTTGCAAGAGAAGACATTATAAAGCATGACCCCGAAGATGACTTGGCGGCAGACAGATTAAAGAACGCAGCAGCAACTAAAAAGCTAGCAATCTTTGATGCATTTGAAATACTAAGCAGAATAGACGCAGAGAAGGCAGCTATAGAGATAGCTGAAGGAGATAACAAAGTAAATACAAAACAAGGATTTGCAGAAAGAAGGTCTAAATAATATACTGTATAAGTCCTTAGAAGACTACATACCTAAAGCGGTGCTTACCAACAAGAATAGGAAAAAAAGTTGGGAGTATGGGTACAATGATAAGTATGATTTTATATGTATTTCTAAAAGCGGTGAGATAGGAGAGGTGTTAAATATTCAGGGACTGATAATTGCTTTACCAAAAGTTCCTAAGAAAATACATTCTCGCTCTAAGTCTAAGGCTATGCAATACTGGGAACGTGTTGACATTCCTAAACAGCTGAGAAGTATTCAATCTATATTCCAATGGAATGAAATGCCTAATGAGTTTAAAAATAATTGGGTAGATTATATAGAGAATGAATTTGATTGCAGAGAGCTTGGCTATTGGTTCTACAACAACGGAGCCCCTACATACATAACTGGAGCTCATTATATGTACCTTCAATGGACTTCGATTGATGTTGGTTATCCAGATTACAGAGAGGCGAACAGAATATTTTATATTTTTTGGGAAGCATGTAAAGCAGACAATAGGTCTTTTGGAATGACATACCTTAAGATAAGGCGCTCTGGGTTTTCTTACATGGGCTCTTCAGAGTGTGTAAACACAGGTACTTTAGCAAAAGATTCAAGAGTTGGTATATTATCAAAGACAGGTTCTGACTCAAAGAAAATGTTTACAGATAAGGTGGTTCCTATAGCAAATAGATTGCCTTTCTTTTTTAAACCTATCCAGGACGGTATGGATAAACCTAAAACTGAATTGGCATTTAGGATACCAGCATCTAAGATTACAAAGAAGAACATGTATAATTCAGACACAGAAGAGCTGTTGGGATTAGACACAACAATTGATTGGAAAAACACTGACGACAACTCTTATGATGGGGAGAAGCTGTTGCTACTGGTGCATGATGAAAGCGGTAAGTGGATAAAACCCAACAACATACTTAATAACTGGAGAGTTACAAAAACTTGTTTGCGTTTAGGTAGTAAGGTTATTGGTAAATGTATGATGGGCTCTACATCAAACGCCTTAAATAAAGGAGGGGCAAACTTTAAAAAGTTATTTGAAGACTCTTCATTAAGTAAACGTAATTCAAACGGTCAAACTAAAAGCGGTTTATATTCACTCTTCATCCCAATGGAGTGGAACATGGAAGGGTTTATAGATAGGTACGGTATGCCTGTGTTTAGAACACCTATAAAATCTATTGTAGGAGTAGACGGTGAAAGTATAAATCAGGGAGCAATTGATTATTGGGAGAATGAGGTAGACTCTTTAAAGAGTGACCCTGATGCGTTGAATGAGTTTTACAGGCAATTTCCTAGAACTGAATCACATGCATTTAGAGACGAGAGTAAGCAATCTTTATTTAACCTAACAAGAATATATCAACAGATAGACTATAACGATTCTGTTATTAGGGAGCACCATCTTACAAGGGGCTCGTTCTCGTGGAAGGATGGAATTAAAGATACAAAAGTAATATGGACTCCAAATAATAGAGGAAGGTTTCTAGTGTCCTGGACTCCAAACAAAAATTTACAGAACCGAGTTATAAACAGAAATGGAAAAAAATTACCTGCCAATGAACACCTTGGCGCGTTTGGATGTGACAGTTATGATATCTCTGGAACAGTAGGTGGCAGAGGTTCTAATGGAGCACTTCATGGGTTAACTAAATTTAATATGGACGAAGCCCCTAGTAATGAGTTTTTTCTTGAGTATGTAGCACGACCTCAAACGGCAGAGATATTCTTTGAAGAAGTTTTAATGGCCTGTGTATTTTACGGCATGCCTATACTGGTTGAGAACAACAAGCCGCGTTTACTATATCACTTTAAGAATAGAGGTTATAGAGGGTTCTCTTTAAACAGGCCTGATAAATCATATAATAAATTATCACGAACAGAAAAAGAGTTAGGTGGTATACCAAACTCAAGTGAAGATATAAAGCAGGCTCATGCTGCGGCAATAGAGTCATATATAGAAAAATATGTAGGCTTGGATATAGAAGAAACATTTAGAGATTCAGACCTAATGGGTACAATGGTTTTTACCAGGACTCTAGAGGATTGGGCAAAGTTTGATATATCAAACAGAACTAATTTTGATGCATCAATTAGTAGTGGATTAGCTATAATGGCATGTCAAAAACACCTTTATACACCTGAAAAGAAAAGCTCGAAAATTTCCATTAACTTTGCAAGGTATACCAATAAGGGATTAACAAGCGATTTAATTAGATAGATGAAAGAAGTTAAAGTAAATATCTCATCCGTAGGCTTCCCTAGTCAATTTGTGTCAGACGCCGAAAAAGCTACTGATGAGTTTGGCTTACAGATAGGCCAAGCAATACAGTATGAGTGGTTTAAAAAAGACGGAAATGGATGTCGTTACTATAACCAATGGAGAGATTTTCACAAACTGCGCTTATACGCTAGAGGCGAGCAGTCAGTTGGTAAGTATAAAAACGAATTAGCAGTAGATGGAGATTTATCTTATCTAAATTTAGACTGGACTCCTGTCCCAATTATACCAAAGTTTGTGGACATTGTAGTCAACGGTATGGCAGACAGGCTTTTTAAAGTCAAAGCTTATGCTCAAGACGCTCTATCCCAAGGGAAGAGAACTAAGTATCAGGATATGATTGAAAGCCAAATGGCTGGAAAGGAAATCCTAATGGACATACAGGAGATGACAGGGGCAGACCCTTTTACAATGGACCCTGAATCACTTCCAGAAAATGATGAAGAGCTTACCTTGTATATGCAGCTTAATTATAAGCCTGCTATTGAAATTGCAGAAGAAGAAGCTATCGACACAATGCTTCAAGAGAATCATTATTTTGATGTTAAAAAAAGAGTTGACTATGATTTAACTGTTTTAGGTATAGGGTGTGCAAAGCACGAGTTTCTACCAGGTTCTGGTGTTGAGATTTCATACGTTGACCCTGCCAACATAGTATACAGCTATACTGAAGACCCTCACTTTAAAGATTGTTTTTATTGGGGAGAAGTTAAAACAGTTCCTATTACAGAGCTTCTTAAAATAGACCAAGACTTAACTAATGAAGATTTAGAAACTATATCTAAGTATAGTCAAAGCTGGTACGACTATTACAACGTTGCGCAGATGCAGCAAAATGACATATTCTTTAGAGACACAGTTACACTCCTGTACTTTAATTATAAGACCACAAAGAAAATGGTTTATAAGAAAAAGGTTTCAGATAGTGGTTCTGTTAGAATGATTGAAAAAGATGACCAATTTAACCCCCCTTCGGAAATGATGGAGGATGGCAAGTTTGAAAAGGTATCTAAAACAATAGATGTTTGGTATGATGGAATAATGGTAATGGGAACTGATATAATTATAAAATGGGAACTTGCCAGGAATATGGTAAGACCTCAGTCATCTTCTCAACACGCACTTCCAAATTATGTAGCTACAGCTCCACGTATGTATAAAGGCGCTATTGAATCTTTGGTTAGAAGAATGATTCCTTTTACTGATTTAATTCAAGTAACTCATTTAAAACTACAGCAGGTTATAGCCAGAGTTGTTCCAGATGGAGTCTTTATTGACGCTGATGGATTAAATGAGGTTGACTTAGGTACAGGTGCTGCTTATAATCCTGAAGACGCTTTACGTTTATACTTCCAAACTGGTAGTGTTATAGGCAGAAGCTACACTCAGGACGGTGACTTCAATCAAGCTAGAGTTCCTATTCAGCAGCTTACTTCTAATAGTGGTTCTGGAAAAACTCAAATGCTTATTACAAACTATAATCATTATCTTAATATGATTAGAACTGTAACTGGTTTAAATGAAGCTAGAGACGGCTCAACGCCTGACCCTAATTCATTAGTTGGTTTACAGAAGTTAGCTGCTCTTAATTCTAATACAGCAACAAGGCATATACTTCAGGGAAGTTTATATATCTATAGAACTATGGCTGAAGCTTTAACTTATAGGGTTGCAGATATACTAGAGTATTCTGATTTTAAAGAAGACTTTATTAATAAAATAGGCAAGTACAATGTAAGTATACTTAATGACATCTCTGATTTGTACATATATGACTTTGGTATTTTTATTGAAGTATCGCCTGATGAAGAACAGCAAGCTCAGCTTGAACAGAATATTCAAACGGCACTTTCTAAAGGAGACATAAACCTTGAGGATGCAATTGATATTAGAGAGTTAAAAAATATTAAGCTGGCAAATCAACTTCTTAAAGTAAAAAGAAAACAAAAGCAAGAACGTGATGAAAAGCAGGCAATGCTTCAACAACAGATGCAAGCAGCTTCACAGTTAAAGTCTCAGCAAATGGCCGCACAAACAGCAATGCAAAAATCTCAATCAGAGATGCAGGCTAAAATGCAGATGAAGCAGGCAGAGATAGCTTTTGAAATAGAGAAGATGAAAAATCAGGCTCAACTAAAAAGTATGCTTATGGCTGAAGAGTTTAGCTATAACCAACAGCTTAACGGAATGGACGCTGAGGCTTTAGCAAGAAGAGAAGCAGGCAGAGAGGAAGCTAAGTCAGGCAGAATAAGTCAGCAAAACTCAGAACAATCAAAACTAATTAACCAACGAAAAAATAATTTACCTCCTCAAAGATTTGAGTCTAATGAAGATAGTTTAGACGGATTTGATTTAGCGGAGTTTGACCCAAGATAAATAAATAAATAAACAAATATGCCAGCAGATAGATTAAGAAACAGAAACAAAGTTATCCAAAGAAAACCGTTACAAAAAGCGCTAACGAATGCTAACTCAACTTCTGAGCAGCGAAGGCTTAAAGCGTTAGGAAAAAGCGTAACTCCAGTGTCAGTAGAAAGCACAAGAAAAGGTGCTTCAGGAAGTTACGCATGGGCAGCTTCTGGAGCTGCAAGAGGATTAGGAGCACTCGTTAAGTACGCAAGTAAAAAACTAGCTAAAAAAGCTGCTATTAAGGGCACAACAAACTAAATAAAAAGTATTGTTTAATGTACTATATTTGTACTAAAATTTAATTTAATGGAATTCAAAGTAAAAGAAGTAGGTGCTGTAGAAGAAAAGTCTGCTGCTCAAGTAGAAGAAACTCTAATAGAGAAAGTAGAACAACAACATGAAGAACAGCCACAAGCTGTAGAACAAACTACAGTTCCAGAGGAAACGCAAGGAACTGAACT